AACAGCAGATGGCGCACACCGAGGACCAGCATCAAATGAAGATGCGTCATCAGCAGGAATCTCACGCTCTTCAGCAGCGACTGAAGGTACAACAGCAACAGAGGCAACTGACGAGAGGTGCTACCAATGGCAGCAAGTAAATCAGAGCGCTCACACGCGGATAAGCTGGGTGCTTCCCCTAACTCCACCGAGGCCAAGGCGTTTCGCCGGCACGCGGTTTGGGTTGACAACTTCACGCGCCGCACCGGCGACGATGCCCTGTCGGGGCATTTCGCGCGGGTTGTCGGCGGGGACCATGAGGGCAAGTACGGCGTGTTCGTTGAGGCTCTCACGGCCGACAAGGACGGGTTTCCGGATGATGTTCTGTTCCGCACCCGTGACGATCGGCAGGAGCTGCTGACCGTGAAGTACAAGGATCTTCGCCCGGACGAGTCCGGCAAGCGATGAGCGATTACGACCCGCAGGAACTGCTGACGTGTATCGCAGGGTTCCGGCGGGAGTATCGCAAGAACCCCAAGTTCTCCGATGTTCTTGACACTTTGGATGGTGTTGAGGAGAAGGTGGAGAAGCTCGTTCCGGCTGTCGGGGACCGAACTCCGGATGCCGCAGACCAGAACGACAAGACTGACCAGACTGACCAGAAGTCGTCTTCGGACGATGACTCGGATGACCAGCCGAAGGATTTGAAGTCGGCTACCGAGAAGGCCCGCGAGGTTTTCAAGAACTCGCGCAAGAAGTCACAGCCCGCTAAGGGCTGATCACTCAAGACGCCAGGGAGATTCGGCCACAGCCCACCAGGGCCAGGGGCTTTGTCACAGCGTCAGAAATGAAAGGACAACATCAGCATGGCTGATGAAGCAGATGTCGTACAGCCCGACGAGGGCCAGGGCGGCGGAAGCGAGGGTACTTCGCCGTATGCGGAGTATCTAGAGCGCATCCCAGAAGAAGTGCGTGATCAGGTCGAACCGGTCTTTCGGGACTGGGACGCGAACACGACACGGCGTTTTCAGGAGAGCTCCGAGTTTCGGAAGGCTTGGGAGCCTTACGAGCAGATCGGGGTGAACCAGCATGATCCGGAGGCGGTCAAGTGGGGATTGGAGATGCGGGAAGCCGCTATCAACAATCCGCAGGCGGTCGCTGAGTGGTATCAGCAGTACGCGCAGCAGTATGGGCTGAACGCGGCTGAGGAGCAGTTGGAAGCGATCGTTGATCCGGACGTTGAGCGTTTGGTGAACGAGCGTTTGCAGCAGCAACTCGGTCCGATCGCTGAACAGTTGGGCCCTCTGTTGGAGTGGCGCGATAAGCAGGAACAGGAACGCGCCGAGAAGGCTGCTGCGGCCGATATCGAGCGTCAGCTCGAGGAGTTGAAGATCGGTCCGGAGGAACGCGCCCGTGTTGAGATGTTCGTGCCCCGGCACATGAATGATCCGGAGCACGCGATCCAAAAGGCGGTGGAGGATTTCCGCAACCTGCAAAAGCAGATTGAGTCGGACTGGGTGAAAGCCAAGTCTGAGCAGCCTGACGGCGCGGAGCGCGGCGGGCGTCCCGATGGGACTCCTGATCCGGTGAACAGTCTGCAAGAGGCTGGCCGTATCGCTTTGGAGCGTTTGCGACAAGCAGAACGCTAACCCCTGGGATGCGTCAGAGCAATATCACTTCTGACGCAAAGGCAAACAGATGGCAACGCAGACCCTTAGCACATTCGATCAGCTTCTGAAGGATGTGTACCGTGGCCCGATCGTGGAGCTCCTGAACCAGGAGACTTACATCATTGATCAGGTCGAGAAGCAGAACGTGAACGACATGGGTGCGTTCACCGGCCGCCGGCTGGTGTTCCCTGTCCATTCGGCGCGTAACCGTGGCCGTGGTGCCACGACGGACGGCGGCGGTCTGGTGACCGCGGGCGCCCAGGCGTACCTCGACGGGATCGTGAAGCCCAAGTATTTCAACCAGGGCATCGAACTGTCGGACATGGTGATCAAGCAGTCCCTGAAGGATGAGGGTGCGTTCGTTCGCGCCATGAATTCTGAGATGGACGGCGCGATGACCGACCTCCGCAAGGATGTCAACCGTCAGGCGTATGGGACGGGTGACGGTGTGCTTGCGAACTGCACCAGCACGCAGAGCTCGACGACGATCGCCGTTGACTCCGGCCAGTACATTGCCGTGGGTGACACGGTTGATGTGCTGACGAAGAGCAACGGCACCGTCAAGGGCTCCGCTCTCACGGTGTCCGCTGTTGCGTATACGGGCACGAAGGACACGGCCACGCAGGCGAATGCGAACATCACGCTCTCGAGCTCGGTGTCCGTCACGTCCGCTGACGCGGTGTATGTGTCCGGTGACCGCAACAACGAGTCCGATGGTCTTCGCAACATCGCGAACACCGGCCGGGTGCTGCACTCGATCGACTCGAGCGCTAACCCGATCTGGGACTCGAACGTGATCGCTGCTGGTGCCACGGCACCGTCGGAGGATCTGTTCATGCGGCTCGCTCAGCAGATCCGTCAGCGCGGCGGGAAGACAATCGACGTGATCGTCACGACGTACGGTGTTCAGCGCCGTTTGGCGAACACGTACGCATCGCAGAAGCGTTTCAATGACGCGGGTGCGGTGAAGATCGACGGTGGTTATTCCGCGATCATGGTTGCTGCCGGCGGGGACGCTACCCCGGTTGTGGCCGATGTGGATTGTCCGAACGGTGTTGCGTTCGAGCTTCGCAAGGACTCGTTCGCTTGGGCTGAGGTCGCTAAGGCCGATTGGCTCGAGGCTCCGGACGGCAAGGGCTCGATCCTTCATCTGAAGGATGGTGCTACCGCCGGCTCGAAGGTGTCGGATTGGCAGGCGTGGATCGTCTGGTACGCGGCTCTGGCATGTGTTGCCCCGCTGCGTAACGGTCAGATCACCGGCATCAACGACGACATCCCGATCGCCCGGGTCTAACCCTCTTAGTCGCCCCGTCCTGGTTACTTCGCTCCACCAGGGCGGGGCGCTAAGCCTTTTGAAAGGACTTTGCTTATGGCTGCAACAGTGGTTGTCAACCACTCGTTCGTTAGCGGGGATCGCCTCCGGGTGATTGCTGACGTGACGGGTGACGCCTCATATCCGACTGGCGGTTATCCGCTGGCGCCGTCCCTGCTTGGTTTGGGAACGGAGCTGGATGTTGTTGACGCGAACCCGTCGCTTGGTGGTTTCACCGCCGTCTATGACTATGGGGCCCAGAAGCTGAAGATCTTTGCGGTTGGTGGCGCGGAGGTTGCGAACACCACGAACCTGACGGCTGTGACCATCAGGCTCGAGGGTGTCGGCAAGGGCTTCCCGGTCGGCGGCCCCTAGGTGCAGATTCAGCCTGCGCATGTTGATCAGGTGCGTCGTGGTGTTCACGGCCGCCTGGTTGAAATTTCCGCTGATGTTGGCGGTGTCGCTGATGAGCTCCGGAAGATCGACCCGGGGCTCAAGGTCAGGTTTGCTGAGGCGGCCGATCCTCCGATTTGGGTTGTGTACCACGAATCGGAGGATCGTCGCACCACACACTTGGTCACGACCGCCCAGGCGTACCAGGGCCAGACGGGCGTGTGGATGGGATTGGACCAGCGGATTGTGGATCGCATCCGGAAGATCTCAAGCTCCGACTATGACTATGCGAAGGAGTTGGAGCGGCAGCAGAAGCAGAAGAAAGCTGAGCACCGCGCCAAGTTCGAGGAGCAGGTGTCGGACAAGACGGCTGAGGCGTATTGGAAGATCCGCCGGTTTGAGGGTGTGAAGGACCGGGCGTTTTTCCGTGGCGTGTAATCAGTGCGGCGGGAGTTTCACGGTCGGCCCCTCCGACTTTCCGGGATGGAACGTGTTGCAATGCCGCGACTGTTCGCGGCCGATCAAACTGCTGCCGCTGGACGGGCATCGGGTAGGTCCGGTGAAGCACAACAAAGCCCAGGTCAACCGGATGTTGAGGGCTCAGCGCAGGACCGCGAGATGAGCATCACCGACCTTTTGCACCCGCTATCCGGGAGCGGCTATCAGTTTTGGTCGGGGATCGGCTCGGACATTGGTGAGGTCGTGATCATCGGCGGCCTGTATGGCCTGTTGCGGAAGCACAACTGTCACGCGAAGGGGTGTTGGCGGATCGGCCGGCATCCGGTGGACGGCACCAACTACATCGTTTGCCGGCGACACCATCCGGACGACAAGCCCACGGCTGAGCAGATCGTTAGAGAGCATGAGGAGTCGCGTTGAATCTGATTCAGCTCAGGACCGAAGTGTTGGCGCACGGGTTCGACCCGACGCAATACTCGGCCCGCATCAACCAGTATTTGAACGATGCGCAGAACGAGGTCGCCCGCCGCGTTGACTATTACGTCGATGAGGCAACCCAGAACATCACGACGGTGCAGGGCACGTCCTTGTACGCGTTCCCGGGGGATCTCGGGCGCCTCCGTTCCCTGTACAACGTGGACCTAGCCGAGGAGCTGCAGTACGTCGGGTTGCGGGACATGGATCAGGCGAACCAGACGGTCCAGTCCAACCCACGCTTCTACACGGTATCCGGCCAGTTCATCCGCCTATACCCCGTCCCGGAGGGCGCCCACAACCTGCAGCTCAGGTATTGGAAGATGCCGACGCAGATGGTGAACGACACGGACGTTCCCAGCATCCCGAACGATTATCACTCGATGCTTTGGGTGTACGCCACCGGCGTTTGCTACGAGGGTGACGATGATGCGCAGATGGCGCAGTACTGGTCGCAACGGTGGGAGAAGGCTGTCGCCCGGTTCGCCACCGACCAGAAGTTCCCGTCGTCGGATGGGCCGACGCAGGTTCGCGGCATGTGGGATCAGGATGCCGGCTTGTCGTCTTCCGGCTGGTCGCTCTACCTAGACGCATGACGAGCCTGCCGTTTGATTACACCGACTTCTCCGGTGGCGTGAACACGAAGGACGCTGCGAACCTTCTGACGGACAACGAGGCCCGCGATCTCCAGAACGTTCAGGGGACGGTGGTTGGGGCGATCGTGAAACGCAACGGCCTGGTGACGTTCGCCACGCCGGCGGTCACGTTGAACAGTTTGTTCGGGCTCGAGGAAACAGCCTCCGATTTCCTTATCGGCGCCGGCGGCACGAACCTTTACAAGATCACGACGGGCGGTGTCGCGTCGAGTATCGCGTCGGGGTTGACGAACAACAAGACGTGGGAGTTTCAGCAGATGACCATAACGGGTGGCCAGGGCCCGTTGTGGGGAATGAACGGCACCGACACCCCGCAACAGTGGGATGGGGTTGCTGGCACCACATCGAACTGGACCGCCTCGAGCGGGGCCGTGCCGAACGGCAAGTACATGGCTGTCGCCGGGAATCGTCTGTGGGTGACGGGCGTGACCGCGAACCCGTCACGCCTGTACTGGTCTGACCTTGCCGCGAACGGGGGCGCCCGGGCGTGGCCGGCAGCGAACGTCGTTGACCTAGACCCCAATGACGGTCAGGCGATCACCGGCATAGGCCATGTGGGCCCGTATCTGTTGGTCGGCAAGAACCGCAAGCTGTTTGTGATCACCGACTTTGATACTGGCGCGAACCGTCGCCTGTCGGAAAACGTGGGGATCATCTCGCATCGCTCGATTGCTCAGGGGACGTTGGGCACCTACTTTTTGGCTGAGGACCGTGGCGTGTATGTCACGAACGGTTCGACGATCACCCCCATCTCGGACAAGATCCAGCCGACGATCGACTCGATCCAGCCGGGGCATCGCAACACAACAGCCGGGATCTGTTTCAACAACCACTACTACCTGAGTGTGGCG